GAAACATGGGAGAATTACTGCGGTAAGCGAGGAGGCGGAGAAAGCATTGGAGGCGATGAAGGACGCTTGAGATATGCCCGATGACGCTAAAAGAGGCAAACGCCTATGTGGAACAACACCACAGACATCACGGAACTGTGAAAGGAGAAATAAACATGGAAGCTTGTTACAAGGAAAATAGAGCAATCGCCAATCCTGCAACCGAACCGGCTGTCAGAGAGAGGACTACTATCAAGGAAACGATCATCGAAATCGGCTATGCACTGCGGGAAATCGAAGCACGGCTTGGGATGTAAGGAGGGACTGGACAATGGCGACAAAGAGAGTGTGTGACCGTTGCGGAGCGGAGATCAATCCGTTCAACTCCGTCACCTATGCCGGTATGCGGCGAGTTAAAAACGACATAAACGACAACGACTACGAACTGTGTGTTTCGTGCGCTCACGAACTGCGGAAGTGGTTCAATGGGGAGGAGAACGACAATGGCTGAATACATAGACAGGGAAGCGTTGTTCGCCGAATTTGATCGACTGGGGTTAGGCGAACACAGCATTGTTGAAAAAGTATTTTCACTCGGAGTGCGTACAATCATTGCGGGAATGCCCGCCGCCGATGTGGCCCAGGTGGTGCATGGGCGGTGGGGCACGTGCCGGGTCAATCTGGAAACGGGGAATTATGAGGAGCAATGCACCCGCTGCCGGAACTTCTCGAAAGAGTACGGCAAGCCTTACTGCCCCAACTGCGGGGCGAAGATGGACGGAGGCGAATAAAGTGACGGTTATGCCAGTGATCGATGGGATGAAAATGCGATGGATTGAAGATCATGACTACATCAAATGCCCGAAGTGCGGCATTATGGTAAAGCGAGACTTTACCTTTTTCGATATTGGGGATTGGAATTACTGCCCTAACTGTGGAGAAAAAATGGAAGGAGGGGCTGCAAATGCGTCTGATTGATGCGGATGCGCTGATTGCCGACAGTTGCAGAGATTGTCCGGAGGAGCTCAGGAAGCGTTGCAAGACCGAACCGGCTTGTGCGGACACGAAATTTCTTTTTGAAATTCCCACCGTGGACGCTGTGCCGGTGGTGCGGTGCAAAGACTGTAAAAAACTTGGAACGGGAGAATGCCCGATGGAGCAGGATTATCCGTGGATTTCCACAGATTCAGATGATTTTTGCAGTTACGGAGAACGGAGGGACTATGATTAAAGACAGCGGAGAAAGAACCAAGTTTCCAAGCGGAGCACTCCGGGATATGCACACGGGCAAGGGACGGATGGATTTGCTCCCTTGGTCGGCTATCATGGAAGTGTCGAAGCACTGCGAGGCGGGCGCTTTGAAATACGGGGAGCATAATGTCGATAAAGGGATCCCAACCCACAGTTTGTTAGATTCCGCTATTCGCCATGCGGCGAAATATCTGGCGGGCTATGTGGATGAGCCGCACCTTGTAGCTGCGGCGTGGAACCTACTGTGGGCGATCGAGATGGAGATTGTCCACACTGAATGCGTGGATACTCCGTGGAGGGCAAGCGATGGCGAATAAGGACGCAATGCTGGAAGCATTAGAGGAGATAGAGAACGGTATGTGCCGCATTAAGGAGCAGCGGAGCATTTGGCAGAATAGCCTTGTATATGCTTTATGCCAAGCTGTGCGGCTGCTTCTGATGGACAAGATCAAGGAGGGACGGAAATGAGGATTGACGGCAAAACCCTACCCAACAACCCCATGAGGGCGTACCAGCAGGGAAAGCTGATAGGGACAAAGCAGAATATGGATTTGGTATCCGAAGTGCTGCTTACAAAATTTGGATTCCACGTGTTGGAGGAAACGCCGGACAGCCACGACACTATGAGTGTTGAGTATCTGCAAAAATGCCTTGTGGAGCTGGTGGACGCAAAAAACAGCGGCTATGTGACCAAGAAGGATATTGCGGACGCTCTGCGGAGCGACTACAAACTAATTAACAACGCAGAGTAAGGAGGCTGGCATGAGCCGAAAACAAACGCTGCCGTATGATGTGCGGCTTGAGTGCATTGCCTATGTCAGAGGTTATCCACGGCGAGTACAGGCGTACAACGATGCACGGAGCGAGATACTGAGCGGCGGGAACAGTGCAACAGAGGGTATGCCCCGCTCCCCCGGCATTGGTAGACCGGCAGAAAGCAAGGCGGAGCAGCTTGCCGCCATAGAAAACTGGCCGGAAACTAAGAAAATGCGGGCTGTTGAATACGCCATAGACCGTTGCGGGCGGGATTTGGAGAGTGAGAGCATCCGTAAACAGCTTACACAGGGGATCATGCGCAACTGTCAGGGCAAGCATAAGTATTCCCGCAACAAGATTATCGTGCCGGGGATAAGTGAGCGGACATTCAGCCGCCGGAAAGAGCAATTTCTCTATGACATAGCCATATATTGTGGTTTTGCAGAGAAAGTTGGCACAAATTCCACCTAATGATGTGCTACAATAGGTACAGTGGATGATAAGGAATAGTCATCCACCCGTCTTTCCACTCAACCCGTTTCCTCCATCTTATGCGCCGCCGGTATTGGGCGCACCTTCTGGCACCGAAAGGTCATACCGGTATAAACAGCCTGTAGGGAAACCTGCGGGCTGTTGTTATATGCCGTGCGCTCGTTGCACCCCAAGATCAGGGGCGGGAGGTCGCACCTCCCACACGGCACCTATATATGCAGGTGTAGCTCAGTCGGTAGAGCTTTATCGCACGAAGGGATATGCGATTGAATGCCCTTGGTCGCTGGTTCGAGTCCAGCCGCCTGCGCCAAACTCTAAACGGAGTCACCAACGGAGTATAAACAAGTGGGGCAACCGTGGAAACCGGGCATATATGCGGCATAGGCGCCCCGTAAGGGGAGACCACAGCGAGTGACGGGGACTTTCCCTGAAGCGCTAAAGCAGGGCAGGACTGCAATGCCGCACCAAAAGCGGAGAGCCGCTGCCGTGGGCAAATGGCATAGCGCCTGCCCGGAAGTGCGGCTATACCGCTCAGAAGTGAGCTGTGGAAAAGACATTGCCACCTGCTGGCAAACTGTGTAACCCATGTTTGAGAGCTTCCAGAAGGCCGCATGGGTGGGGAAAGACTGTTACTGTAGCCAAGGGGTGGGGGCTGGTAGCAAATAAAGGTGCGAGGTGGTGACAATGGCTGCGCGTCTGACAGATCGGCAGAAAAAGAAAATACTGGCGGACTATGTGCAGACGAACAACTATTGCGCCACAGCAAAAATCAACGGCGTGTCCGCAACGACCGTCAAGAACCTTGTACGGGCGAATGCCGACATTGTGGAAAAGTGCGAGAAAAAAAAGGAAGAGAACACGGTGGACGTGCTGGCGTACATGGATAAGCACACAGAACTTGTGTGTTCGTTCATTGGCAAGGGGCTTGAAATGCTCAACGACCCCGAAAAGCTGGCGGCGGCAAATCTCAGCCAGATCACAACGGCGATGGGGACGCTGATCGACAAGTGGGCGATGATCGGCGGCAGTCCCGGCGACACGGCGAAGGAAGATGCGCTCAGTCATAGTTTAAAGGAAATGGCAAAGGAGCTTGAGAGCGATGATTAGCCCAAAGCAAGCAAAAATTCTTGCTTTTCCCTATTCCAAGTATGACGCGCTGATCTGCGACGGCGCCGTGCGTTCCGGCAAGACATCCATCATGATGTGGGCGTTTGTCCGCTGGGCGATGGAGAATTTCAGCGGTCAGCGCTTCGGCGTGTGTGGCCGCACGGTGGATAGCTGCACCAAGAACATCATCGTGCCGTTCACAGCGATGAGTTTGGCCAAGGAGAGTTATATCATTCGCTGGCGGCGCAGTGACAAGGTTATGGAAGTTCGACGCGGAGCCGTGACGAACTATTTCGAAGTGTTCGGCGGCAAGGACGAGGCAAGTTATACGCTGATCCAAGGCCGCACGCTGGCGGGGGTGCTGCTGGACGAGGTGGTGCTGATGCCGCGTTCGTTCGTGGAACAGGCATTGACCCGCTGCTCGGTAGATGGTGCAAAGCTGTGGTTTTCCTGCAACCCGGGAAGTCCACAGCATTGGTTTTATACAGAGTGGATACAGAGGAACAAAGAGCGGAACGCGCTGTATCTGCATTTTGAAATGACGGACAACCCCGGGCTGTCGCAGAAAACGCTGGAGCGGTATCAGTCGATGTTTACGGGCGTGTTTTATGATCGTTACATCCGTGGACTGTGGGTGCTGGCCGAGGGGCTGATCTATCCCATGTTTGACGAGAGCTGCATTGTGGACAAGTTGCCGGAAACGGGAGAATACTATGTTTCCTGCGACTACGGCACACTTAACCCGTTTTCTGCAGGGCTGTGGTGCTGGGACGGCAAGACGGCCACACGCGTCCGCGAGTATTACTATTCCGGGCGCGAGAACCAAAAGAACAAGACAGACGAGGAATACGCTGACGAAATTAAAAAGCTCATTTGCGAGGCGGATGTCAAAAGCATTATCGTTGACCCGTCTGCCGCTTCGTTTATCGAGGTTTTGCGGCGGCGCGGTTATATGGTGCGAAAGGCCAGCAACGACGTAACCAATGGCATTATGACTACAGCGCGGTTTTTGCAGGACGGCGTAATCAAGATACACCGAGATTGTAAAGACTGCATTCGAGAGTTTGGACTGTATCGGTGGGACGAAAAATCCACAGATGACAGGCCAATCAAGGAAAACGATCACGCAATGGACGAGACGCGCTATTTTGCTTATACAGTCCTGAAGAACAAGGCGTATCGGCGCGATTATACACCACTTTGGAACAGATAGGACGGTGAGCAGCTATCAAAACATATAACGACCTCGTGGCAATCGGTGACAACGAGCAGGCGCGCATTGAGTTTATCCGCAGCGCGATCAACGCGCATCGTGAATCCCACGCATATAAGACGGCGGCGGATGCTGAGGAATATTACAATGGCCTGAATCCGACCATTAACCGCTATGAAAAGATCATCTACGATATGCAGGGCCGTGCCCACACGGATATGTGGACGGCAAACCATAAACTGGCCAGCCGCTTCTTCGGTCTGGCGGTGGATCAGGAAGTTTCCTATCTTCTGGGTAACGGCGTAACCTTTGCGGAGAAGGAAACGCCGAACAAGCTATGCCCGGACTTCGACCAGGAAGTCATGGATGCAGCGCGTGAAGCGAAAATCGCAGGCGTGTCCTTCGGCTTCTGGGATTTGACGCATTTGCGGGTGTTCTCTCTGCTTGAGTTCGTCCCCCTCTATGATGAAGAGGACGGTGCAATGAAAGCCGGTATCCGGTTCTGGCAGGTGGCACAGGATAAGCCGTTGAGAGCGACGCTGTACGAGATCGACGGATTTACCGAGTATTTCCAGCCCAGCGGCGAGGATATGGCCGTCATGCAGCCAAAGCGCAGCTATAAGCTAATCGAGCGCAAGGCGGAGGTCGGCGAAACCGAAATCTATGACGGTGGGAATTATCCGAGTTTTCCCATCGTGCCGCTGAAAAACAACAAGCGGCGGTTATCCGAGATTGTCGGCAAGCGCAACACCATCGACGCGCTGGATCTGGCGTCCTCGAACATGGTTAACAATGTGGATGAGGGCAACCTGATTTATTGGGTGCTGTCTAACTGCAACGGCATGGACGACCTCGACGATGCAAAGTTTGTGGAGCGCTTGAAAACCACGCACGTTGCCCACGCCAACGGCGATGATGGCGCAAAGGTGGAGAGCAAGACCATCGAGGCCCCGTATGAGGGCACGAGCAGCACCATTGATATGCTCAAGAAAAAGCTATACGAGGATTTCCAGTGCTTTGACGCGGCGGCGGTATCTGCCGGCAACCAGACGGCGACCGCGATCAAGGCCAGCTATGTGCCTCTGGATTTGAAAACGGATAAGTTTGAATCCGAGGTCACGCGGTTTATTGCTGAGATTCTGCGTCTGGCAGGCATTGAGGACCAGCCGAGCTACACGCGCAATCAGATCATCAACAAGAGCGAGGAAACGCAGAACATCCTTATGGGCGCGGCGTATTACGATGACGAATACATCACGAAGAAGCTGCTGACCATCAACGGCGACATTGACCAGTACGAGGACATGGCAAAGCGGAAGGCTGCAGAAGAGATTGACCGGAGCTTTGCGGAACCGGATGCGCCGGAGGTGAACGGCGATGGCGAACAGTGACCTCGGCCACAAGCTGACCGACAAGGAGCTTGCAAAGCTGGAACATCGTATTGCAAAGCTATACAGTGAGGCTGGGAAAGAGCTGCAAGCTACCATCGACGCATATTTTGAGCAATTCAAAAAGCGTGACGAGGAAATGAAAGCACTGATCGGCACCGTGCAGAACGGTAAGGAATGGACGGAAGCCGACTATAAGCAATGGCGGCTCAACCAGATCGGGCGCGGGGAACGCTATCAGGCCATGCGCGACAAGGTTGCGCAGAGGGCGACCGATGCAAACGCTGTGGCGGTGTCCTATACCAACGATGCGACGCCGGGTATTTACAGCCTGAACCGCAATTATGCGGCTTACACCATTGAACGTGTCACCGGGAATATCGGCTTTGACCTGTGGGACGAGCAGACGGTAAAGAGGCTTATGGTAGAGCAGCCGGACTTAATGCCGTACTACCCAAAGGACAGGGCACTGAAACGCGGTATCGACCTCGCGTATGGCAAGAAGCAAATCACGGCAAGCGTCACCAGCTCCATCTTGCAGGGAAAGAGCATCAAGCACATGGCGGATGATCTGCAAAAGCGCATTACCACCATGAGCCGCGATTCCGCCATCCGCACCGCCCGTACAGCCGTGACCGGCGCACAGAATGCCGGACGCATGGACAGCTACGCAGCGGCGGAGAAGATGGGGATAAAGCTCAAAAAAGAATGGTTGGCTACGCTGGACGCGCGTACACGCCACTCGCATGCCATGCTTGACGGCGAACAAGTGGCGCAGGACAAGAAGTTTTCTAACGGTTGTCGTTTTCCCGGCGACCCACAAGGACCACCGTGGGAGATATACAACTGCTTCGTCGGCGAAACGCAAATAGCTTCCGACGGAGAAATCGTCAGAAGCTATAAACACGAGTATGATGGAGAATTATTTGAAGTCGAAACTGCCGGCGGCGTAAATTTCGCCTGTACACCGAACCACCCAGTATTGACATCGAGAGGATGGGTTGCTGCGGCACTCCTTAACGAGGGCGACAACTTGCTCATAGCAAACATCGGAAACAGTATGCTTCCGGGGGGGAATCCAGACATAAATCATGTTTTTCCCCGCATGGACGCATTCCACGAGTTTTTTGATGTAACGTTTGGACAGCGGATTAGCACATTGCGTGTGAATTTCCACGGCGACATTCCCGCATCCGATGTCGAAGTTGTAACTCATAAAAGGCTCTTGAGGAACTACCGGAATGCCAGCGGAAGAAAGTGCATCTATAAAATCTTGCTCAAAATCGCCAATGAATCGTTTATGGGCAAGAGCGCGGCGGTGAAGCATCTCTGGCGTGTTTGCAAGTCCACGCTTAGCGTCATTCGCGGCAGACGCAAGGCGCTTCCTTTCGCTTTCCGATGTTTGGGACATACGGGTGTACATGGATTCGGAGCGGTTCCGAATGTGGACACCGGCGTGATTGAGCCGACAATAAATGACCTGACGGCTAACCCCATTCTCTTCCGCGAGTTTCTTGATGGATTTCCCTGCGAGGTATTCCCTGACAATATCATCAGGATTAACAGAATTGTTGCGAAATGCCATGTTTATAACCTCCAAACGACCACTGGCCATTATTTTGTTAATACAAGTATACCACAAAGCAAAGGAAAGTGCAATGGCAATTTTGCAATCGTTCACAACTGCCGCTGTACGCTGATTGCCGCCGTGGATGGGGTAGATACATCAGACGGGCTGCGTAGGACACGCGACGGGCTTATATCTGACATGACATATGCGCAGTGGGAAGCATCGAAGCAGGGATACAGCGGCAAACAGTTATCCCCATATCACATGGGGATCGAAAAATCTGCAAAGGATGTTACGAAGAAATACATAGATTCCGCCAAGCCCCGCATGGGTAAGGTGCGATACGAGAACGGGTACCGCTCCAAAAACCACAAAGAAGAAATAAATGTTGCAAATCAAATTAGAGAGCTGTTCGGTGGGAAAATTGTGCTATTGAAAGAATCGCAGACGCCAGGTATGAAAATGCCAGACATGCTGTGGAAAGGGAAGCAATGGGAAATAAAGTCGATTTCCACAGAAAAAGCCGCAGATAGCGCTCTGCGCAAGGCGATAAAGCAGATACACGGGAACCAAGGCGGGGTGATTTTTGATGTTGCCGATGGGATTGATAAGCAAAAACTAATTGATGTATTGGATGCGAGAGCAACAAGAAGCAAATCGTTTAATGCAGATATAATTGCGCTGCATAACGGGTCTGTCCTCTTTGTGCGGCGATATAAAAAATGAGGCAACCCCCCACCAGAACGGGCGGAGGATTACCTCGATAAAACGGAAACATAAGTTTCCTCACTGTCAGTATATGCAATCCCCGTAAAAAAGTCAAGAGGTATTTTGTGATGAGCGTTGAAATCACCGACAACAGCAAAGAAGTCTCTGCTGCCATTAAAGCGGCGCTGCTGCGGGGGCTGGAAAAGTGCGGGCTGGTAGCAGAGGGATATGCGAAAAAGCTGTGTGACGGATTTAAAAATCCGACAGGCATCCTGCGCAACAGCATTACCCATGTGGTAGACGACGGCGAGCCCGCGGCGTACATCGGCACGGATTCCGAGCACGGCGAGTACGTTGAATTAGGTACCGGCATTTATGCCGAGGGAGGCGGAGGACGGCCTACGCCGTGGGTGTATCAGGATGAAAAAGGCAACTGGCACTACACGCGAGGCAACAAGGCACAGCCATTTTTGAAACCCGCTGCCGCCGACCATGCGGGACAGTACCGGGACATTCTGGAAAGCGAGCTGAAAAATGGATAACGAAACCATCAAGGCCATTGAAGCCATCATCAAGCGCGGCAACGATGCTGAAATACGCCGAAAAGGCGACGGGTACATTGTCTTAGAAGTCAAGAAAACAATCAAATACAGTACTTCCGCGCAATAGGGCGCGGGAAAGGGCAATAGGAGCCAACTACCGAGGTTTTCTCGGCGGTTGGCTTCTCTTTTTTGGTAAACACCGCAAAGCACAGCGGTTTTTATACAATCTATCGCCGCGACGGACTGCGGACAAGGGAAAGGAAGATAGAACAATGGCACTTACACGCAAACTTTTGAAGGGCATGGGCCTCACCGACGAACAGGTGGATACCATCATCGAAGCGCATACCGACACCGTGGACGGCTTGAAAGCTGACGTCAGCAAGTACAAGGCGGACGCGGAGAAGCTGCCCAGCGTCCAGAAGCAGTTGGACGATCTCAAGGCAGCAGGTGACGGCGGCTATCAGGAAAAGTACGAGAAAGAGCACAAGGCTTTTGAGGACTTCAAGGCAACCGTGACCGCAAAGGAAAGCAAGGCGGCAAAGGAAAAGGCCGTGCGCGCTTACTTTGAGAGTAAAAACATCACCGGCGCGAATCTCGACCTTGCCATGCGTGGCTGTGGCGAAGAAATGGCCGCATTGGAGATGGACGGCGACAAGATCAAGGACACCAAGAGCCTTGATGCGCTCGTAGACGGCACCTACAAGGGGCTTGTCTCCACCACACAGACGCACGGAGCGAATCCCGCCAACCCCCCGGCAAACACCGGCGGCGCAAAATCCCGAGAGGACATCTACAAGAAGGACGATAAAGGCCGCTATGTGATGTCTACGGCGGAGCGCCAGAAAGCGCTTGCCGATCTGATGGCAAGCGAAAATAACTGATTTTTTGAAAGGAGCTATTTATGGCTGCGAAAACTAACGTAACAACTTCTGCACAGTTTACCACTTCCGCCCGTGAGGTGGATTTCGTTTCCCGCTTCTCCGATAACTGGGACGCACTGCGTAACATCATGGGCATTATGCGTCCCATTCGCAAGGCCCCCGGCACGAAGCTGGTTTCCTACAAGGCCAGCGTGGACGGTGGCCTCAAGGGCGGCACCGTGGCAGAGGGTGACGAGATCCCCTTCACCAAGATGAAGGTGGCGCCTGTTGCCTATGGCGACATCGACATTTCCAAGTATGCTAAGAGCGTGACGATCGAGAGCGTGGCAAAGTACGGCGCTGACGTTGCCGTGGAGAAGACCGACGAGGCTTTCCTCGTGGCCCTGCAGAACAAGGTCCTGACCGACTTCTATACCTTCCTCGGTACCGGCACTTTGAAGGTGACCGAGAAGACGTGGCAGCGTGCTCTGGCTATGGCTAAGGGCAAGGTGCTGGACAAGTTTGCCGGTCTGGATAAGGACGTGACCGAGGTGGTGGGCTTCGCCAACATCATCGACGCTTACGATTACCTGGGTGACAAGGAGATCACCGTGCAGACGATGTTCGGCATCAACTACGTGGAGAACTTCATGGGCTACCGCACCCTGTTCCTGCTGCCCGAGAAGTACATCGCCTCCAAGAAGGTGATCGCTCTGCCCGTGGAGAACATCGACCTGTACTATGTAGACCCGAGCGACAGCGACTTTGCCAAGCTGGGGCTGAATTACACCGTGAAGGGCGAGACCAACCTGATCGGCGTCCATGTTGACGGCGATTACAGCCGCGCCACGGGCGATATGTACGCCATCATGGGCATGAAGCTGTGGGCTGAGTATCTGGACGGCATTGCCGTGGCTACCGTTTCTGTGGCCGGCGCGGGCTAAATAGGGGGGCAGCGTAATGCTTGAACAAGTCTTACGGCACTTGAACAACTGGTTCCTTGTGGAGATTCACGAGGGCACGTTCGCCGTGGAGAACGGCAGCATTGCGCTGCCCTTTCTCCTGACCAATCAATATTTCCGCATCTGCGGCTCTGTGTTTAATGACGGTCTGCATCAATATCCGGCGGCTGACCTTACGGATGAAACCTTTACCGGAACGGTGTGGGTGTTGGCTGTTCCGAAGGCTGTGGTTTTGCTTGCCGAAGATATCGCCGCGTGGGAAGAAAAGAACGGTGAAACCGTTTTAAGCCCGTACACGAGCGAAAGCTTCGGCGGGTACAGTTACACAAAGGCAAGCGGCGGAAATGCCGACACGAGCGCCGGGACGGGCTGGCAGGGCGCTTTTAAAGGCCGGTTAAATGACTGGCGCAAGCTCAAGGGGGTGGAACCGTGAGTTTACTGGACGATTTTGCCCACAAGTGCATTTTGATGGAGAAAAAGCGCACGCCTGACGGAGCGGGCGGCTACATCACTGCGTGGGAAGAGGGCGCGGAGTTTCTCAACTACCAGTCACTTGATACCTCTATGGAGGCGAGAAAAGCGGAAAAGGACGGCGTTACCTCGGTGTATTCCGCGCTGGTCAATCAGAGCGTGCCGATTGAGTACAATGACTATTTCCGCGACACGGAAACGGGGATTACCTATCGTGTGACCTCGAATCCCGAGGAAAAAGCTGCGCCAAGGTCCGCGGGGGCGACCGTCCGAGCACTGAAATTCTTCACCGCCGAACGAAAGGAGCTGCCGAAATGACAAAGGACAAGGCACTCCATGCGTGGTTTTCCCAATTCCTCCCGTCGTATCCGATTTCGAATGTGCCGGAAGACGCGACCTTTCCGTGGCTGACCTATGAGCTTATCACAGGATCATGGGAGAGCGGCGAGACCGCGCTGACGGTAAACCTCTGGTATTACACCGAGAGCGAAGCGATGCCCAACGCAAAGGCACAAGAAATCAGCAACGCAATCGGCATGGGCGGCTGTATGGTTGCCTATGACGGCGGAGCAATGTGGATCAAGCGTGGCTCCCCGTGGTGTCAGAACATCGCGGACGAAAGCGATAAAAACATCAAGCGAAGGTATCTCAACATCACGGTGGAATACCTATCGCAAAACTGATGAAAGGAAGAAAATATGAAATTCACAAAAATTCCCTCTGATGCATTTCAGAAGCTCCAGATAAACGCCGGTATTCTGACTACCGATTTTACCCCGGCCACCGGCACCATCGGGGAATCGGGGCAGATTGGCGCGACGACCGGCGGCATTAGCTTTACCGCAACGCCCACCTATAAGGACTATGGAGAGGACATCGACAACTGCCCCAAGAACATGAAGGAACTGAAACGGGTGGATTCCTGGGAGGCGAAGATTGCGGGTACGTTCATTAACGCAGACACCAAGATTGCAAAGAGCCTTTGCGGTGCTGCCGATGTGGGTACCAGCGATGGGAAGGTCACGCCTCGGAACGATCTGTCGGACGCTGACTTTGCCGACATCTGGCTGGTGGGCGACTACTCCGACAAGAACGGAGATAAAAATGGCGGCTTCATCGCCATCCACCTGATGAACGCACTGTCTACCGGCGGCTTCCAGCTGAAGACCAGCGACAAGGCGAAGGGGCAGTTCGCGTTTGAGTATACGGCCCACTACTCCATGAGCGCACAGGACACTGTGCCATTTGAGATCTACATCAAGGCCGGTACGGCGGAGGCGTAACACCATGAAACTGTCAAAAATTAAGGGGGAGCGAGTGTTTGATGTTATCGCAGACATCATCGATCCTATTGCCAACATAGCCGAGGACAAAGTAGCCGCAGCGTTGTTTCAGCGTCAGAAGCTCCCGGATGGCGTAAATGCAAAGGACTTTGTATTGGCAAGGGTTAAGAAATCTGCTCCGCTGCTTTTGCGTGGGCACAAGAAAGATCTGATCGCAATTTTGGCGGCTGTGGAAGGCGTGCCTGCAAAAAAATATGCCGCCGGGCTGACGCTTGCCAAGTTGTTGGTTGATGTTACTGAGCTTATGACGGACGAGGCCTTTACAGACCTTTTTACATCTGCGCAGACCGAGACGGCAGAAACGCCGTCCGGCTCTGTGCAGGAGAATATCGGGGAAGCCAAAGAGTAAAGCCATTTCTGTCATACTGTGTAGCGCGGTATAAGCAGGATGCAGAAGAAAAAGCATATCGAATTTATGCTGCTGACCTGCTTAAAGTAATATGCGAGCGATGCGCGGGCGTGTCAATCGATAAGCGATATATTGAAATTATAGATGTGAGCAAAAAAGACAACCGCTCCTGTGAAGAAATCACCAGCGATATTGTCAATCGGTGCGGGTTACAAGTTAAAAAAGCCGCCCCGTGAAGGGGCGGCGGGCGAATATGCGTTACTTGAGGACATAATCAGAAATCATTCTTCCGATTTTCCCGATGTCTGTGCCTCCCTTAAACTCAAACTTTGCGACATAACCATTGGAGAATGTCAGAACAAGTTCGCTATCCGGGATGATTTCGGCAAATCCTGGGGTTTGCACGGAGAAAAACTGCACTTTCGAATAGGGCATAGAGCTGAAGGACTTGCGCTTTCCTGTAATCCCCTGTACATCAACCGATATGACTCGCTTGTTAGTAAAAATCAGCTGGTCGCGGACGGTCTTAAATGCGGCAGCGATTTCTTCCCCATCAATCAACAAGCCATTCACTTCGCCACGCACATCAGAAACGGGAATCGGCTTTAAGTCCCACGCAGAATCTTTGTTAAAACTTATCATAAATAATCCCTCCTTGCCGATAGCATACCATACTCCCAATGGAATGTCACGAATAATTTTCAGAATTTACAAAGAGAGCGAGGTGAACGCATGAATCTTCTTGATCTGTTTGTGAAAATATCTGTGCAAGACGAGGCAAGCGAAAATGTAGAGACATTATCAGGAAAATTCAAAAATGGGCTTGCCACTGCGGCTAAAGTCGGCGCCGCAGCTGTAGGTGCGGCTGCTACCGGCATTGCTGTGCTTACGAAAAATGCGCTTAACAACTATGCTGAGTATGAACAGCTGGTCGGTGGCGTTGATACGCTATTCAAGGATAGCTCTGCAAAAGTTCAAGAATATGCAGCAAATGCATATAAGACTGCTGGCCTATCCGCTAACGAATATATGGACACAGTTACAAGTTTTTCTGCGTCTTTGCTGCAATCGCTTGGCGGTGATACAGAAGCGGCGGCAGACATGGCTAATGTTGCAATCACGGATATGTCTGATAATGCCAATAAAATGGGCACGGATATGGCATCTATCCAGAACGCCTATCAGGGGTTTGCAAAGCAGAACTATACCATGCTTGATAACCTGAAGCTTGGCTATGGTGGAACAAAAGAAGAAATGCAGCGCCTTATTGACGATGCAAACGCTCTAAACGCTGCCCAAGGTAAATACACAAATTACAGCATTGAAAGCTATGCGGATATTGTCAGCGCAATCCATGATGTTCAAGTTGAAATGGGCATATACGGAACAACGGCAGATGAAGCAAGCACCACCATCCAAGGCTCTGTTTCATCCATGAAGGCCGCATGGAGCAACCTGCTTACCGGCATTGCTGACGATAACGCCGATTTCAAGACACTTATAGAGCAGTTCGTTGATAGTCTTGTTACCGTTGGCGAAAATATCATTCCGCGCATAAATATCATCATCCAAGGGCTTACGCAACTCATAACAGAAGCGTCCCAGACAATCATTCCGTTGGCTGTGCAGATTTTGCTTGAAAACCTGCCGAGCATTGTTGCTGCTGGCATGGATTTAATCATTGCGCTTGTAAGCGGCATCCTTGACAACATCGATATGCTGATTGACTGTGTGCTGGAAATGGTTGATGTCATAGTCGATAAGCTGATTGACAACTTGCCGAAGCTGATAGATGGTGGAATCAGGCTGATTGCTGCACTTGCTAATGGACTGATTCGTGCCATACCGAATTTGGTATCCAAAATTCCCCAGATTATTTCGTCTATCGTGAAGGGACTTATCAGCGGCATCCCTGCAATTTTCGATGTCGGCAAGAACATAGTCGAAGGACTTTGGAACGGCATCAAAAACATGGGTTCGTGGGTTTCTGGAAAAGTAAAAGACTTTTTCGGTGGAATTGTAGGTGGAGTTAAGGATTTCTTGGGCATCCACTCCCCGTCTAAAGTGTTCGCCGGTATTGGCGGCTTTATGGCTGAAGGTTTGGGCGAAGGCTTTGACGATCAATTCAAGTCCGTAAAAAAGGGCATTGAAAACAGCATGAACTTTGACGCTGGCATCATTACGGCAGATGCAAACATCAGCAGGCACGATACAAGCGGTTCTTACGGAGCGGCAAGCACAAGCGGTGGCGGCGATTCCGGCAAAATTGTAATGCTGCTGGAACAGTATTTGCCTATGTTGGCAAATATGAAAGTCATCATGGACAGCGGTCAGGTTGTCGGTTTGCTTGCCCCCGGCATGGATGAAGAACTGGCTAAAATCAACGCAAGGAGGGCGAGGACCGTATGATGGGGAAAGTATTTTTTGACGGAAAAGACACCTACACAGAATACGGCCTGCTGCTTGCAAGAAAGTCCATAGCTCTGCCGGAAGTCCGCACGAACATGATCGATGTTCCGGGCCGGGACGGCCTGCTGGATGCATCCGAAGTGCTGACCGGAGAAGTCACCTATAAGAACCGTACTATTACACTGAAGCTCACCGGCGTGGACACGGTGAGCGGCAAGACATGGCCTGCTACGATTTCCGATTTCTGCAACAAAGTCCACGGCAAGCACGTTAAAATAACATTCCCCGAGGACACCGCCCATTTTTACAGTGGGCGGTGCTCCGTTGGGCAAGTGGAGCTTGTCAAAATGATGCAGACCATCCCGGTCACGGTTGACTGCGACCCGTGGAAATACAAGAACGCAAAAACCACTGTTTCCCGCTCTGATTTGGACACGGCGTATAAACAGCTTGCGCTACCGAATGAAAGCCGCCCTGTTATCCCGACAATCACGGTGGCGCAAGATACCGTATTGCTTTGGGGCGGCAACACAATCAACGTCAGCGCAGGGGATCACATTTTGCCAGCCGTTAGGCTTGCGGCCGGCAACAACATCTTGAAAGCCAAAGTCGCAAGCGGCACAGGTAGCATAACTGTGACGTATCAGGAGGCGAGTATGTAATGTATCAGCTAAAATACAAGGACTACATACTGCATGATATGCGCCTTGCGGATGAAAAGATTATCGTCCGTGACCCCTCTGTTAAGCTTGCGGTGGGCAAAGCGTGTGAGATGACTTTCACGCTGTGCGCTGACCATCCGTATTTAAGCAATCTTCGGCGCATGAGCGGCCTTGTGGAGCTGCTTGACGGCACTTTGCCCATATACAGGGGCAGAATCACCACCGACACAAAAGACTTCTACGGGGCGCATAAAATTGAAACAGAAGGCATTATGGCGGCGCTGAATGATAGCATCATCAAGCCATTCAGTTTCCCGGAAGATTTCAAGGATGATGATGACTACAAAGCCGCAGCAGCAAACGGGAATGTGGTTGATTTCTTCTTTCGCTGGATTTTGGCGCAGCACAACAGCCAAGTGTCCACGGAGCAGCAAATCAAGCCCGGTGTTTGTACCGTCACCGATAGCAACAACTACATCACCCGCAGCGCATCAGAGTATGCAACGGCAATGTCCACGGTATCCGACAAGCTGATTAAATCGGCTTTGGGCGGGTATCTCCTGATCCGATATGAGGATGACGGGAACTATCTGGATTATTACGCTGCGTTGCCGCTCACAAATACGCAGTCTGTGGAATTTGCTGAAAATCTCCTTGACCTTTCCAGCGAGACGGACGGAACAAACATTTACACCGCTATTCTGCCAGAGGGCAAGGACGGCTTGACCATCGAAGCGCTGTCAGATGGTGATTTGACAGATGACTTTGTTAAATCCGGGCTTACTATTTATAGCAAGTCTGGCGTGGCCACATACGGGCGCATTACCCGGCACGTCAAATGGGATGATGTGACTGTTGCCGCCAACCTTCAGGCCAAGGCAAAGGCGGCGCTGGCTGACAATGGCCTGTCCATGCCGGAGACCATCACCTGCAAGGCAGTTGATTTGGGCTGGCAAGATGGCATCCAGCATTTCCGGGTGGGCCGGATGACGGCCATTTTCAGCACTCCGCACGGCTACAGCGCGTCCTATCCGCTGATGGAGTTGGCCCCGGATATTCTTGACCCCGGCAACACACAAATCACGCTGGGTGCTACCCAGCAAACCTACACGGGAGCGCAGATAGATGCCAAGCATGAAACGGATAAACGCATCGAAAGCACACGGCAGGAGATTTCTGAGCGGGTGGACGAATCTTCAAGCCAAGTGATTCAGACCACACACCAGCAGATTACCGATCTGCAGCGGAATGTCAACTCCATCATCCTGTCCGCTCTGGAAAAATATGTAGAAACCGGGGATTTTGACAGATACAAAGAGGAGGTCAGCACAAAGCTGTCTGTGCTGACTGACCAGCTGAGCATTGACATCACTAAGGTAACCGAGCGCATTGACAAGGTGGACGGTGATTTGCAGCGTAAATACAGCGAAATCACAAAGGCTTTCCGTTTTACGTCTGACGGCCTAATCATTGGCGAAACGGGCAATGAAATCCTGCTGCGGCTGGATAATGATGTGTTGCAGTTTGTCCGCAACAACACACCGGAGTTGCAGATCACCGCAGAGGGCGTGGAAGCAATGCGTATCAAGGTATCTATCCTCTGCATCGGAAACGTGGTTTGGACGGAGGACGAAAACGGCGATGTAATTGCCAGTTGACAGGAGTTGAGAACATGGCGTCCATTTACAGCAGCACAAACAAAGGCTGGCGCTTGCGTCTGGATTGGTCAATCACAGGCCAGTCTATCGCAGACAACAAAAGTACATTAAGTCTTGATTTGTGGGTATATGACGGAACCGGATATTCCCAAAACGAGAGCAGCGGCGAAGCGTATTATATACTTCAGGGCGAAAAACGATGGAATCCGTATAATTACAGTTCCACCGGATGGTACAAACTGGGCAGCAAGACTATTACAGTCAGCCATAATGCAGACGGCACGAAAAGTATTGTGCTGACAGCAGAATGGGACTGTGGCTTTGACAGCGCCTACACACCACGCCATTTGTCCTTGTCGGAAACGGTGACGCTGACTACCATTCCAAGAGCGTCCACGGCCACCACAAGCGGCTCCACGCTGGGGGAGACCTTGACTATCACCATCAAGCGGGCCAGCAGCAGCTTTAAGCACAAACTCTATTACACATGCGGCAGCGTCAAGGATCAACTGATTGCAGATAATGTAAGCACATCGTACAGTTGGAATGCGCCGCCTGTGTCTCTGGCACAGCAAGCACCAAACGCAGAGACTGTGGCGCTCACACTCACGGTCAAGACGTACAACGGCAGCACCTATGTTGGGGCGTGGTCAACGGCTGTTAAGCTTGCTGTGCCGTCAACCGTGGTTCCGGCCCTGTCTGTTGCAATCAGCGATCCAACAGGAGTGTCCGACACCTATGGTGGATATGTTCAGCTGCGTAGCAAGGTCAAGGTATATATCACCGCATCCGGGGTGCAGGGCAGTTCCATCAAGTCTTACAGTATCAAGGTGGGCAGCATTTACGCTGCGACATCGGCCAGTGGTACAACGGATTATCTGCCCGGTTCTGGCGAACTGACTGTTTCCTGTGCTGTCACAGATAGCCGGGGGCGCACGACTACAAAGACACAAAGTATCACTGTCCTTGCTTACAGCAAACCAGCAATTACTGCTATTTCTGCCGCCCGTTGCAATGCCGATGGAACAGCAAACCGGGCTGGCACTTATGGCAAGGTGACTTTCTCCGGGGCCATTACTGCGCTTTCTGCCAAAAACACCGCAGCATATGCGGTGCAGTATAGGGAAGTCGGCGCTGAAGATTGGACTACGGCAGGCCGACCGGCGGCGGGAAACTACGACCCTGCTGATATTTCTGCCGTGTTTGCCGCAGACAAAAGCAAGCGCTACGAAGTTCGGGTTGTGGCAACCGATGCATTTGAAAGCATCGGCTCCACGTTGCGTGACCTCCCGGCAGCGTATGCTCTATACCATCTGGCAAAGCATCTGCTATCTGTGGGGCTGGGCCGTCTCTGTGACAAGGCAAACGCAATTCAAGTGGGGCTGGATGTTTATTTTGATAGGGATGTACAAATAGACGGCACACTGGCGGTAGGAGGGACGACGCTGCTGGATTATGCACATCCGGTGGGGAGTGTATATATCTCCACTGCGGCCACCGACCCTGTCGATCTTTTTGGCGGCGGGACGTGGGAACGCATAAAGGATGTATTCCTGTTGGCTGCTGGTGATACATACGCAGCTGGGGCCAGCGGCGGAGAAGCAGCGCATACACTGACCGCAAATGAGATGCCGAGCCATACGCACAATCCGGCCAATCAGCCGGGGTATTACGGCTTTATCACCAACAGCCAGAAGGCGTTCACCGTGGGTGATATGGGCGTTCAGAGCGGCAGCGGGCGGTACTATCCCTACGCATCGGCGGCATTTGACATCAGCCGAAACACGGCAACCGGTGCGACCGGCGGAGGGAAGGCTCATAACAATATGCCGCCATATCTGGCGGTGTATGCTTGGCGGCGAACAGCCTAATCGTTTCGCTGCGGGTCAATGGAAAATGGGGGTGTAAGGAGGTGATACCACCTTATAACATAGCCCCAGAGGAGAAAGGAAATTACTGAATGGAAACAATCGTCGTAGCTCTCATCACCGGCGGCCTGTCGCTGCTGGGGGTAATCATCACCAGCAACAAGACCACCCGTGATGTGCAGGCCAAGCTGGACACGCAGCAGGCCGTCACCGACACCAAACTGGACGAGCTGACGCGGGAAGTCCGTGAGCATAACAACTTCGCCCGGCGCGTTCCGGTGCTAGAGGAGCAGATCAAGGTCGCCAATCACAGGATAGCGGATTTGGAAAGACTGCCCAACCGCTAAGCATCGCAAATCTAAGGTATGAGGAGGGATATGTATGTATCGAGGTACAACCCCCACGCTGACATTCCGCCTGCCCATCGACGGCCCTACCCTCTGGAATTACCTCAATCGGACAGTATGCATTCAACAACTGCCCAAGGCTCGCATTGACGACCCTACCCTCTGGGATTACCTCATTACCAACAGCCGCATTTCAGTACTGCCCAAAGCTCGCATTGACGACCTTCCCGTCTGGAATGACCTCGATTGGGGCTTATGCATTTAGGCAGGGTACAGGTCTCGCATCAATAACCCTTCCCCCCGCACTCACTACAATCGGAGATTTTGCGTTTTCCAATTGTACTGGATTAGAAACGGTTAGATTTACGAGCACGGTATCCTCAATCCCAAATGGAGTATTTTCCGGATGCCCAAGACTGTCTACCATTTATGTTCCGTGGTCGCAGGGGCAAGTAGCAAATGCTCCTTGGGGTGCGAGCAATGCCACCATCATTTACGATTATACTGGGGAGTAAAAAAAGAAAGGAGACGGCAGTGAATGTACAATACCGACTAAACCGATAAACAAAGACTTGTCAACATTTTTTGTGCGCCCGAGGCGGGCACGGAAAGGAGAAATTATGGAAACTTTTGGCATCGCAAGCGTGGCGGTTATCACCGTCATCACCTACCTCATGGGGCTGGTGGGCAAGGCCAGCAGCATGAACGACAAGTGGATCCCCATCCTGTGCGGGGTCTGCGGCGGTCTGCTGGGGGCTGTCAGCTACTATCTGGCACCCATCCCGGACTTCCCGGCTGGTGATCCCATCACCGCCATTGCCGTGGGCATCGTCAGCGGTCTGGCGGCCACTGGCATCAATCAGGCTGTCAAGCAGCTCAGCAAGGGGGAGTGAGGTATGGGTAAGAGCATCACTGCCGCATATCCCATCGCCAAGGCGGGCGGTATCCCTATCAACACCAGCATCCCGGCCAGCAAGGAGACCTATGACCGGCTGGGCGGGCGGGACGTGGCCTTTGTGGTGCTGCACTACACGGGCAACGTCAGCGACACCGCAGAGGCCAACTGCAAGTATTTCGCAGGCGGCGACCGGGAGGCCAGCGCACACTACTTCGTGGATGAGGACAGCATTTACCAGTCCGTACCGGCCTGTGACCGGGCGTGGGCGGTAGGCTCTTCTGATCCGGTACATCCCCTCTGCCGCAACACCAACAGTATCTCGATCGAGATGTGCTGCTCCGGGAACTACCATGTTTCCGAGCGCACCAAGGCCAACGCTGCGGCGCTGACGGCGGAGCTGTGCAAGCTGCTGGGCATCTCCGGCGTGGACACCTACGTCCTGCGCCACTGGGATGTGACCGGGAAGTCCTGCCCCCGGCAAATGGCAGGGAAGAACAATGCGGAGTGGGAGGCGTTCAAGGCCAGCGTCAAGGCGCTGCTGAACGAGCAGCCCAAGCCCGCACCCGCACCGACGACGAAGGAGGAGACGATCAACATGGAACTGCGTATGCTGCGCCGTGGCATGGAGGGCAATGACGTCCGGGCCGCCATGCTGCTGATGAAGGACAAGGGCTATTACCCGGATGCAATTTGGAGCGGTGACAAGCTCTTTGGCCCAAAGATGGAGGCCGGTTTGCGGGAGATGCAGGCAGACCACGGTCTGGGCGTGGACGGTATCTTGGGCTCCAATAGCTGGAATTTCCTGCTGAAATAAGGTGAGTTAGGGGTAAAATAATCCACTGGAGGGCGCAGAGGACACCGCTACGCCGGCCTCACGCCCGTGCATAAACATCCGCACCTCCACGGCACACCGTGGGAAATGATAGATCAGCACAAAAGGATCCGCAAAAAACTATCCACTATGGCACCATGCCGCGCCACAGAAACAATCCGTGCGGTAGGGCTACCGGAAGACGAGGAAACCTGTGTAATTGACGTGGACGTTTTTGGCCGCACCTGCGTACAGACGGCGGCAAAACTACATATCAGCGTAGATGGATTTTACAAATTGCGCCGCCGCGCATACCAAAAACTGGCGGATGCATTCAATTCCTAAAAGTAGCCGCACCCTTTTTGGGTGCGGCTATTTTTTGTTTTTGCACACAATTGGTGTACACTGTAACTACATTATTGCAGAATCAAGGCAGAATCCGGGCAGTTTATTTTCCCGGATTTCTTTTATTATAGAGGCAAGGAGGCGGGAATATGTACGAGCGCTTAATCAAATGCGGGTTTACTGCGCAAATGGCGCAGGATATTTGCATTCTGTACGCAGACGATCCCCAGGGGCTTTTAGCGTATGTGGAAATTGCTGAAAGCCTATATAGGGGTTGCAATCATGTATAAATATTTTAATCCAAATCCCTGCGGGAAAAACGTGTCCGATTGCACTGTCCGTGCGATCTGTAAGGCCACGGGAAAGGATTGGGGCGAGGTTTATCTCCGGCTGTGCATGCGTGGCTACTTGGACGGAGATTTACCAAACGCTAACGCCTGTTGGGGCGCTTATCTGCGATCACTTGGGTATCGGCGATATATCATGCCGGACACCTGCCCCGACTGCTACACGGTGGAGCGGTTTGCGGAGGAACACCCAAAAGGGACTTATATCCTTGCTCTATCCGGGCATGTGGTCTGCGTACAGGATGGCATAATTTTTGATTCCTGGAATTCGGGCGGCGAAGTGCCCTTATATTACTGGACAACGGAAAGGATGGAATAATTATGGCTTTTACCCCTTACGGCTACCAAAACCCTTATTACCCACAGCCTATGCCGGACACACTCATGCAGATGCGGCAGCAGCAGATGATGCAGCCACAAATGCCTGTGCAAACGGCTCAACCGCAGCAAATGCAGACAAGCGTTGTATGGATTAGCGGGGGAAAAGAAGAAGCAAACGGATTTATGGTCGCCCCAAATTCTCGAGTAATTATCTTTGAAACAAACTCGAGGGTTTTCTACATCAAGGAGCGAGACGCAAGCGGCACGCCTATTCCAATGAGGACATTTAATTACACGGAAGAAGCTGAAAACAAACCTCATGATACTAAAAAAATGGATGATAAGTTTGTCACCCGCAAGGAGTTTGACGCGCTGGCGGCGCTTGTGGGCGAAATAAAGGGCAAGAAAAAGCACAAGGTAGAGGAGGACGAGGACGATGACTAACCCGTTCATGGCCGCGCTGGGCGGCGGGCAGGGGCCTATGGGGAACTTTGCCCAGATGGTTCAGCAGTTCAACCAGTTCAAAGCAAATTTCAAGGGCGACCCCAAAGCCGAGGTCGAAAAGCTCTTGCAGAGTGGTAGGCTAAACCAGCAGCAGCTTAATCAGCTACAGCAGATGGCGAAGCAGTTTCAAAGCCTGATGCAGTAATCATCAACATAAATCAACATCGTGGCCACGATTTGATGAATAAAAATTTTTCAAAGGAGTGATACTATGTCTCTTTCTGACGGCGGCGTTCAGGCCACTATGCCTGTTGCGCCTACCGGTATGATGAACAACGGCTTTGGCGGCTTCGGCGGCGATGGCGCGTGGTGGATCATCATTCTTTTCCTGTTTGTGTTCTGCGGCTGGGGCGGCAACGGCTGGGGAAACAACGCCGGCAATTCCGGCGGCGTGGTCGACGGCTATGTGCTGACCTCTGATTTTGCCAATGTCGAGCGCAAGATCGACAGTGTAAATCAGGGCCTTTGCGACGGATTTTACCAGCAGGCGCAGCTTGTCAATGGCACCAACATGGCGATGGCAAACGGCTTTGCACAGGCCGAGCTTTCCCGCAGCAACCAGCAGGCGGCGCTGATGCAGCAACTCAACGCCATGCAGATGCAGGCCGCTAATTGCTGCTGCGAAAACCGTGCAGCTATCGCCCAGGTGCGCTACGACATGGCGACGCAGGCGTGCGACACGCGCAACACCGTGCAGAATGCGACCCGCGACATCATCGACAACGCTAACAGCAACAGCCGCGCAATCCTCGACTTCCTGACGCAGAGCAAGCTCTCTGACCTCCAGGCCGAGAACCAGGGTTTGAAGCTGGCGGCAAGCCAGGCGGCGCAGAACAGTTATCTGGTGTCTCAGCTGCGGCCTTCTCCCATTCCGGCCTACACGGTGCAGAACCCCTATTGCTGCAACCAGTTTGCCGGTTGCGGCTGCTGACAACTGCATAGCATAGCTTTTTGCTTGCGATTTTGGCAACACCAACAAAATCGCAAGCAAAATGGTCAGCCCCGTGCTGATACTACAACAACGCGGCGGGGCAATCGCTCCGCCGCTGTATTTTTAGAAAGGAGTTTTCCATGCCTGAATATACTGCTGTTGCTGCACAGACCGTAGCGGCAAATCAGAACGTGCTTTTTACCGAGGCACCGATCCCCTGCACAAAGGGCCTTGTGACCCATCGCGCAGGCTCTGGCCTGTTTAATCTCCGGGGTAACTGCTCCCAGTGCCGCGTCCGCTACAAGGTGGACTTTATCGGCAATATTGCCGTAAGCGCCGGCGGGACCCCCGGCCCCATCTCCGTTGCCATTGCGGTTGACGGTGAACCTCTGCCGTCCTCCGTTGCGACGGTGACGCCCACAGCGGCGGAGGCGTTTTCCAATGTGGCGGCATCCGAGTACGTTGACGTTACAAAGGGCTGCTGCGCGTCGCTGTCCATCCGCAACGTTAGTGGCGAGGACATTGACGTGAGAAACGCGAACCTTATCATTACAAGAGTTTGCTGAGAAAGGAGAATGAACAATGGGTATGAAATCTATGTATGACCTGCGCGATATGCTCTGCAAGGAGCTGGACGAGATTACCCGCAAGGGAGAACTTGGCGCGGGTGACCTCGACATCGTGCACAAGCTGACCGACACCATCAAAAACATTGACAAGATCGAGATGCTGGAGGATGACAACTATTCCCAGCGCCGATATTCCCAGGCCGGTGACTGGGAGGCGGACATGCGCAGAACCTATGGTAAAGGCAGCTCTTATGCCCGCCGGGGCACCCATTATGTCCGCGGCCATTATTCCCGGGACGGTGCCCGGGACGATATGAAGCGCCAGTTGCAGGAGATGCTGGACAACGCCGACGACGAAAGCATCCGCAGAGCCATCCAGCGCTGCATGGACACGATCGAGGACTAAAGGGGGTGCACCCCTATGGTTGACGAGAATGAGGTCAAGCGCTGGATAGCTCGACTTGAAACAGAAGAATCGAGCTGGACAAACTATGAGAAACTGGCGGCGCTCTACATTATCCGTAACGAGCAAGGCGGGGAGCAACTGCAGGCGAAAGCGCCCCCAATGCTGTATTCTGCAGAGCCTGCGCCGGCCAAGAAAATAAAACCCTCCGGCAGTGAATTTTTGAAAGCGGTCGGGAATGTAGCGCAGGATAGGGCGTGGGAAGTTATGGACGAGCTTATGGACACACTAAAAATCGTCAATGAGAAAGCTTATAACAGCGTCCTAAAAAAACTAACCTAAATCGCTACTACTAACACGTTACTAACAAAGTTAATCTTGGCGAAAATAAAAAAGTCCGGGAACCCTTGAGATTCCTGGACTTTTTTGGTGGAGACTGCTGGACTCGAACCAGTGACCTCCTGCGTGTGAATTATAATCGTTTTGAATATATAGGCACAAAAGTTAATAAGAATAACAATATTTGTTGCGATTTTGCAACTTTTCGCAGAGCAATTTTGCAAGGTCTTGCCTTGGCTCCCGTCGGTAACTAACAAACTACTAACAAATTTTCGCCTTTTTAACGGCCTGCACCAATTCCTCCGCTGATGTATGGACGTATATATTTGCGGTAGTGGAGTAGTTGGCGTGGCCGAGGATCCTCTGTAGCGTTTCCGGAGCAATCCCCGCTTTTCTCGCCCAGCTCGCATAGGTGTGCCGGGTGGAGTGCGGCGTTTTGCGCTGGATTTTTAATTTTTCCAAAAGCGGGTAATAATCCCGGCGGCGGAAGTTTGCTGGGATTTTTTCCCCAGCATAGCCGGATATGAGCAGTGGGCCAGTAGCCTTATTTGCAAAATAGGCAAAGTATGGGATCCCTTCGGGGCGGATTGGGATGATCCTGTTTCGCCCAGCCTCCGTCTTTTCACCGCCGACCACATAATCTTTGTGATAATCTTTAGCCGGTAGGGAAAACAATTCCCCTATGCGCATTCCTGTGTAAATCAGCATGAGGATAATTTTTGCGGTGTCGCTGCCGTCCGCTTCCAGCTTGCTTATTTCAGCATCGGTAAATGTTTCTTTTTCTTTTTTTGTGTTTTCGGGGAGCTGGACGAATTTTGCAAAATTTGTTGTGATGATCTCCTCGCGCATGGCCCATGTGGACATCTGCGTTATGAGTTGCTTATACTTGGACACAGTGCTATGGGATTTATGCATATGGGCATCCAGTACGCCCTGGAAATCCGCCGTTTTTAAGTCCCGGAACTTCCGGTCGTGCAGCGGCGCAAAAACTTTAAATGCGCCGTCATAGCCTTCTATACCGTTTGGCCCTATTTTTTTGTAATGCTCCTCTTTCCAAGCGTCAAACACCTGAGCAAAGGTCATGTTGTACCGCTCCGTTAAATCCTTGCCTGCAAGACGTTCCAGCGCCGCTATAGCATCTTTTTTGGTGGGGTAATATCCTATAATGATTTTTTGCTTTGCAGCCACCCAGGGCCTGCTTCGGCGCCCGGCGAGCTTATACACTGTCCCAGTTCCGTTGGCCCTCCTCATTGCTTTTCCCATTTTTATCCTCCTGCCCTATATTTTTATCAGTTTGATGGTGCCTGTAATATCGCAGCGCATTAATCAGCGAAGCAATGATTACACCGACGCCCACCGCAAGCAGAGCAAATAGCATCCAGCCGATTGATGTAATCTGCCCGTTGCGGATAAGCCCTGTGTGCGGGACGCTTGAATCAAACGCCAAATATCCAAATATTATGGATACGGCAATTGACAGCGAAAACGCCAGGATATACACCCAAATTTGCAATACGCGCTCCTTTTTTTCGTGCTTTGCCACTGATCCGGTCAGCTGCTCCATGCCGCCCTCCAAGTGTGCAATGCGTAGGGCTGCGCTATGCTTTGCATCTGCATCGGCCATTGCTCTGTGGGCCTCTGCCAGCTGCTCCTCCGTGGTTGGTCTCTTTACGATACCAAAATACTCATCTATAGACACACCGAGGGCGGCGCATATAAGCCCCATCTTGTATAGGCTTGGATCCTTTGAAGACGCAGAAAAGTAATTGCTGATCGTGGACGATGACAGATCTGTTAAATCGGCTAAGTCTTGCGTGGTAAGATGCTGGTACTCCTTTGCCTCTCTGCAAATATCCTGCAAAGTTTTTTCCATTTCTTCCCCTCCTGCCTTATTTCGGGCAAACCTCTCCGTTTGTTTTTATCGGCTAATCGTATATTATCCGGTTTTTGGGTTGACTTGCCAAACAACAAACTGATACTGTGGGTATGCGGCCAAGAGCCGGTGACGGCGATAGGCGGCAAAAAATCCCCACCGTCCGGTGCGGGGGCGGTGGGGACTATATGAAATAATCTTCTATGGCTTTCACTTAATCCCCAATAGCTTGCCGACTTTTCTTTGCCGCCCCGCCTTTGTTGTAGGAATTCCCGTTGCTTTTGCAATCTTGCGTTTTGCGCTGGTAATTCCAAGCGCACGTTTCCAGCTAAAGGAAAGCCCTGGTATTTTAAAGGAAGATTTTTTAGCCATTTCTAATTATGCTCCTTCTTAAAAAATTTTTTGTATTGTTGCCCTAAACTGTGCAACAAATGCCATATTTTGACTATAGGTAGATAAACCGAAAGGAGAAATAATGTGGATTGGAAGCAGAAAAATATAAAGATGGAAATTGTAAGCTGTGAAACGAAAAATAAATGTGATATAATAAAGAATGCAGAGCATATTGCGTTACTTTCTGAGGCGATTTCTTTGGCGAGTAAAATGACCCGCAATCAGTTTGATAAAATTATGGAGGCGATAAAATGAAAATTTGGGCTATCAGTAAAGAAAACGGCTACGAGCGCGAAATACTCATAATTAATTCTCCAAAGCCCCGCGGGCGGCTTTGATAAAAATCCGCAGGGTTTCCTTATCCATTTTTTTCAAAAGCTCGACAGCTTCTTTCAAATCTTCATCTTCCATTACGCCCTCGATCTCCGGATCGGGGGCTTTTTTTGCGCCCTCCAAAGCTGCGTTGGCGGATACATCGTCTGGCATAATGTCCTCTACGGAAACGCCGAGATATTCGGCAATAGCGGGAAGGCGAGCATTTGACGGCTTAGTTTTCCGCGTGTTCCATTGGCTATAAATGCTATTTGATAGCCCTAATGCGCGGCTTAAATCGGCTCCATTTTTGCCATTTTTGCTCAAGTAAAAGTTGATTTTGTCTATAGCGTCCATTTGCACCTCGTGTATATTGTGCAGTTCGCCAAAACTAATAAAAACTAATAGAAAGCGGTTGACTTATAATTTCTAATTAGTTATAATAAGAATCGGCGGGAGGCAATACAAAACCAAGCCCCCCTGCACTTAGCGGACTGCGGAAAATATTAAGGGTTGTTGGCACTTCCATAATACCACAGTTTGCTAAGTTGTCAAGTAAAACTTGGTTTTTGTTGATTGCGGAGAGGGAAAGCCGCCCTGATGCCGTAACATCGTGGCGGCGGCCGAGCACTTAGACCGGCGGTTGGACGATGCGGAGCCGGCTAAAGCTTTTGCACTTTTCCTCGCCGTATTCAACGGAAACTAAGCAAGAATCAAACTGGAGGTGACAGAATGAGTTTTCGCAGCGCTCGGGTGGCCGCTGGTCTGAGTGTCAAGCAGGTAATCGAGAAACTAAAGGTGACGGATGCGGCGGTTTACATGTGGGAGACCGGCACGCAGGCACCGAGAGCCAGCCGCTTGCCGGAGATCGCCGAGCTGTACGGCTGCACGGTGGACGAGCTGTTGAAGAAGGAGGATGACAAATGATCGAAACCATGACGCTGCACCAGGCATCGAAGTATCTTAGAGATAAAGGCTTGAGCCTTTGTTCTGACACTCTGGCCGACGGCCTGGAGCAGGGCGTGTACCCATTCGGCGTGTGCATCCGCACCGACCGCAGCCGGGTATTTCAGATTTTCAAAAAGAAGCTGGATGCGTGGATCGCAGAGCGGGAGGAGTAAACATGACCAACCAAGAATACAGGGCGCTGGAGGATGCTTTTCTGGCACGGCACGATGCGCTGTGCGAAGAGAAGAGCCCGCTGGAGTGCGATTGTCCGGCCTGCCCCTGCAAGGGTATGTGCGATGCGCTTTGCGCTGCGGAGGTGAATTGATGGACGGATATACATTGACGCTGGTGATCATCGGCGCAGCTACGGTGAGTTATTGGCTCATGCGGCTGGTGGACAAGCTGGACGGGAAGTAACACAAACGGAGGGAAAGACGATGTATTTGTGTGATTATTGTGGTGCAGCGTTCCATTCGCTGGATTACATCGAGGAAAAGTCCGATGAGTGCGGAAACAGCATAATTTATGTCTGCCCAGAGTGCGGAGAGGAGATTATCCCCGGAGAAGCGGATGAATGTCCTGTTTGCCACGGCTGGAAGCCGATGAAGTCCGCTATGTGCCACAAGTGTGAGCTGGAAACGATCGGAAATTTCAAGCTGGCTATACGGAAGTTCTCCGATGTGCAGCTTGATTATATTTCCGAGCTGACGGAGGGTGAGTATCTCTCGGAGTTTTTGCATAAGGGAGGCTTGGGATGATAAACGGTGTCCTCCGGTACATAAAAGCTACAGTGGAAATCCCATTCCCGGAGGGGAAAATGTGCTGTAACCTCTGCCCACTTTTGGAGACGTATTCACGAAATCAATGCCGCCGCACGGGGGAGTATTTGCTGGACACACGAATCGTCGGGGCATATTGCCCGCTACAAGTTGTTGATGAGGAGAAAACCGAATGATGAATATCTACGAGAAAATCGCTGCAATCATGCAGGATGTCCAGTATTTGGCAAAGGACGATCATGTAGAGTTTGGCAGCACCAAGTATAAGGCATTGAGCGAGGAGAAGGTAACCTCTATCATGCGGGCGGAACTGCTGAAGCACAAACTGGTTGTATACCCAATCGCACAGACAGCCGGGAGAACTGGGAACATTACCCACGTGGATGTCATCTACCGCATGGTCAACGTGGAAAACCCGGAGGAATACATCGAGATTGCATCCTGCGGAGATGGCGCAGACACACAAGACAAGGGCAGCGGCAAGGCCATGACCTATGCGTTTAAGTATATGTGGCTGCGGGCATTTGCATTGCCCACCGGCGAGGACCCGGACAAAATTTCTTCCGCCGAGCTGGACGAGAAGGAGCGGAACGCCGCTCCGGTGTGTGAGCGATGTGGAGCTGACATTGTGTCCGTCAAGAAGCGCAACGGCGAAATGTGGACGGTAAAGGACATGGTTAAGTACTCCAAGGGCCGCTACGGAGCGCAGATGTGCGCCGACTGCATGAAGGCCGCAAAGAAGGAGCAGGACAATGTTGCAGGCTGATGTGACCGCCGCACGGTGGCAGCAGGACAGCGATGGGGCGTGGCTGTGCCTCCGGGTGCAGTCCACCGCCTCTGCAATGACCATCTGTGACGAGATGAAGCCGGACAAGCAGTATGTGGCTCAGATCAAGCGCAAGGGAAGGAGCCTTGACGCAAACGCTTATGCGTGGGTGCTGCTGGATAAACTGGCGGCACACTACGGGATTCCGAGGAATGATGTGTACCGGGAAGAAATCAGGATCATCGGTGGTGTGAGCGATGTCGTGTGCATGGTATCAAAGGCGGCGGACGAGTTCTGCCGCAGATGGGAGGCAAAAGGAACCGGCTGGATGGCGGAACAAGGGCCAAGCAAAATTCCTGGTTGCGTGAACGTGGCGGTTTGGTACGGCTCAAGCACCTACGACACAGAGCAGATGTCACGGCTGATTGACCAGATCGTTGCCGATTGCCGAGAAGCTGGAATCGAGACTATGACACCGCAGGAGTTGGATGCGCTAAAATCACGCTGGGGCGAAGCCCAGCCGTTGGGAGGTGATAAAGGTGACTGATGAAAGACGGTGCTTCCTGTGCGGCAGAAATGGAGCGGGTGACCAGCTGGAGCGGCACCATTAGGCACATCTTCGGCGGCGCGTACCGCAACAAAAGCGAGAAATACGGCCTTGTAGTGTATCTCTGCGGCGAACGATGCCACAGGAACGGTGGAAACGCTGTACACCGCAACGGGAATCAAATGCGTCTGCTGCGCCGATATGGTCAGTTAAAGGCCATGCAGGAGCAGAGATGGACGGAAGATGACTTCCGCCGTGAATTTGGAAAAAGCTATTTGTAAGGAGGAAAAATCATGGTAAAGAGCAAGGAATTGGCAGAACGGGTCATAGAACTCCACAAGAAGCAGGTCGATGAAATGAGCGCTCTTGAGAAAGAGCGGGATAAAGCCATCAAGGCTGAAAAGTATGATGAAATGGCCGATGACCTGCGCAGTATGTACATCAGCTATATCGCGGCTGGTTTCACCGAGGAACAGGCATGGAAACTGACTGAAATTGTCGTTACCAACGTCGCTAAGAAATAAGGAGGACAACGATGGTAAACAGAATGATTTTGCAGGGGCGGCTTTGCTCTGACCCTGAATTGCGCCGCACCAACAGCGGAACAGCAGTGTGCAGCTTCCGTGTGGCGTGGAGCGAGAAGATTAAGGACAGAGAAACGAAGCTGTTTCTCCCCTGCGTGGCATGGCAGGGTACGGCGGAGATGATTTGCAACCACTTTGCTAAGGGCAAGGAGATCATCGTAGAGGGCAAGCTCTCCAGCCGGGAATACGAGGACAAGACTGGCAACAAGCGCACTGTGGTGGAGCTGACGGCGGACCGGGTACATTTCTGCGGTAGCAAGGACAGCGCACCGCAGCAGCCCGCACAGACCTTCGAGGAGATTTCCGAGGACGACGGCGATTTGCCGTTCTAAGGCGGTGCGCCGATGCCGAACAGAATCATACGCGAGAGCATCTGCACCAGCGACAGCGTAGATAGGCTTTCATGGTTCGAGGAGGTCTTGTTCTATCGGCTGATTGTTTCTTGCGATGATTTCGGGCGCTATGACGGACGGGCCGCAATTATCAAAAACAGGCTATTCCCTTTGAAAGAAAATCTTACTCTGAAAACTGTAGAAAACGCCCTTCATGGACTGGCGAGTGCTGGATTGGTTACCCTTTATACTTCACAGGGCAAGCGCTTCCTCTACCTACCAACATGGGGTAAGTATCAGACACAGAGAGCAAAGGAAAGCAAATATCCTGAGCCGGTAGAGCCTACGCAAGCAGATGAAATCATTTGCAAACAAATGAATGCAGATGTTCCCGTATTCGAGAATCGAGAATCGGGAATCGATATACGAGAATCGAGAAGCGAGAATAATGCGCGCGAGGCGCGCTTCTCTCCGCCTTCTTTGGCCGAAGTTCAGGCTTATATCGCAGAACGGGGGTCTGCGGTTGACGCACAGCAGTTCGTCGATTTCTACGCCAGCAAGGGATGGATGGTTGGGAAAAACCGCATGAAGGACTGGAAGGCTGCCGTCAGAACCTGGGAGAAGCGCAGAAAGGAGGAAGCCGGTGAACAGCCAACAAAGCAAGAATACCATGTCGGGACATGGCTGTGACATCTGCGGCGGGCTGGGCTACACCGTCCGGCGCACGGAAAGCGGCGAACTGGTGAGCAGAACTTGCAAATGCGAGATCATCCGCCGGAATAGGCTTCGCATGGAGCGTTCCGGGCTTCTGGGACTGCTGGATAGCTGCACCTTTGAGGCGTTCCAAACTCAGGAGTATTGGCAACAGGCCGCAAAGCAAGCGGCAGAGAGGTATTTGACCGACTGGAAAGGCAAGTGGTTTTTCATCGGCGGCTCTCCCGGCACTGGGAAAACGCACCTGTGTACGGCAATTTGCGCCAAACTGATGGACGGAGGAATCCCTGTGCGGTATGTGCAATGGCGGGGAGATATTCCCGCAATCAAGGCAAAGACCAACGATGCCGAAGCATACGCAGAAGCCATGCACCCGCTGAAAACCGTCCGTGCGCTGTATATCGACGATTTTCTAAAGGGCGGCGTAACGGATGCCGACAAAAACATTGCCTTTGACCTGCTGAATGCCCGGTATATTGACCCGGATGCAATCACGATCATCTCCACGGAACTGACCATTGACCGCATTTTGAGCTGGGACGAGGCAATCGGTAGCAGAATCAACCAGAGGGCGAAGGATTATATGCTGAACATCGGGAAAAAGCAGAATTGGAGGTTGAAATGACCAAGCGGGAGGAACGGAGATGAAGCACCTCGGTGATATTACGAAAATCAACGGTGCAGAAATTGAAATCGTGGATGTTATCACGGGCGGATCGCCGTGTCAGGATTTGAGCATTGCGGGAAAACGCACCGGATTGGCGGGAGCAAGGAGCGGATTGTTCATGGAACAGGTCCGCATCGTAAAGGAGATGATAGAGCATGACAGAGCGAACGGACGGACAGGTGACATGGTCAGACCTCGGTTTATGGTCTGGGAAAACGTGCCCGGAGCATTCAGCAGCAACAAAGGGCGAGACTTTGCGGCGGTCCTCGAAGAGATCATCCGCATCGCAGAGCCGGAAGCCCCCGATATTGAAGTGCCTGAAAAAGGCTGGCCAACCTGGGGGGGCTACCACGATGAAGTGGGAGGACGATGGAGCGTGGCTTGGCGAGTGCATGATGCGCAATACTGGGGAGTACCCCAACGCCGCCGTCGTATCTCGGTTGTCGCAGATTTTGGAGGCGACACCGCAGGAGAAATACTCTTTGAGCGCAAAAGCGTGTCAGGGCATCCTGCGGAGAGCGGAACGGCGGGGGAAAGACTTGCCGGAAACGCTGAAAGCCGTGCTGGTAAAACAGAGCAATGCTTAACAGCATGGGACTGCCAAAGCAAACGGATTTTTGGCACAGAGGGAGAATCCCCGACGCTACAAGGTGGCGTTGGCGGGGGAGTAAATAATCCGGCGATTTTCTGCATGGGAACACAGCAAGGCGGGGCCAAGGTTCGAAGCGATGATAGAGCACCAACCTTGACCGCCGCTGCAGGAATGAGCGGAAACAATCAGCCGGTTGTATGCGCCGGGTTTAAACTCGGCAACAGCGAGCAAGCGCGAAGCATCGGATACGCCGAAGAGCAATCGCCAACGCTGAACGCAGAGTGTGGGGGGAATAAACCGGCGGTGCTGTGCCTGAACGATCAAGGCGGGAATGTGATGGGCGTGAGCCATGATGTTTCCGGGACGCTGAGAGCGCAGGAGCATGGGCATCAGCCCACCGTGCTGGATATGAGCCACGCCTGCGACGTCATCCGAGACTGCGGCGAGGTCGCACCAAGCTTGCAAGCACGCATGGGAACAGGCGGCAATCAAGTGCCGCTGACATATCAAATGCAGGGATTCGGCGATTACCGCGAGGGGGAAGTTGCAAGCAGCTGCAAGCAACGGGACTTTAAGGACAGCACAGACCTTGTGTGCGCTATTGACTGCCGAAACTTCCGTGAAGGCGGCGAAACAAACGGGACTTTGCAGGCAAAATCAAACGGAGGAACCAGCTACAATTTGCAGAACACCGTGAGAACGGGCATGATTGTGCGACGCCTTACCCCGATGGAGTGCGAACGGCTGCAGGGCTACCCGGACGGATGGACAGACATTGGCGAGTGGTACGATAGTTGTACTGGTGAAGGCTATTGGGTCGATAGTTGCGGGAAGCGCCGAAAAACGGCAGACAGCCCCCGGTACAAGGCGCTGGGCAATTCCATCGCCCTGCCCTTCTGGGACTTTTTGGCAAAGCGTATCAGCGCACAATATCTTCGCCCTGTTACGATGGGCAGCCTGTTTGACGGCATCGGCGGATTTCCGCTGGTGTTCGAACGGCACAACGGCAAGGGCACGGCGCGCTGGGCAAGCGAGATCGAGGAATTTCCCATCGCCGTGACGAAAAAATGGTTTGGGGAGGAATGACATGACCACATTACGCATGATTCCCGGCATTACATACACACGGCAAAACCTTGAGGCATTGACCGGGATGCCGGACAGAGCAAACCGCCGGATGATACGGGAGCAGCGGCGGCAAGGTGTACCCATCGTTGCGCTGAAAGACGGCGGGTACAAGCTGGCGGAAACGGAGGAAGAAAAGCAAGCCTTACTTGCTATGTACCGCAAGCGGGCACTGGACGAGCTGGACACCTGCAGCAGGCTTGCAAAGGCCATGCAGGTGGACGGGCAGATGGAGATGGGTGGCGGAAATGGCTGAACTGCACTTTACCATACCCCTGCCGCCGGTTACAAAGAAAAACAGCCAGCGTATTATGCACAGCAGCAAGACGGGGAAATCGTTTATCATGCCGTCGCAGAAGTACATCGATTACGAGGCAAAGGCCGTGTGGTACTGCAAAAAGGCTGGTGTGCATGAGCCGATAGATTACCCCGTGGAGGTTAAATGCCTGTTTTATATGCCAACCAAGCGGCGGGTGGATTTAACCAATCTGCTGGAGGCTGTGGACGATGTGCTGGTCAAGGCGCGGGTGCTGCTGGACGACCACTGCGGCATTATTGTCAGCCATGACGGGAGCCGGGTACTGTACGACAAGGAGAATCTACGCACGGAGGTGAGCATAACCGCCTATGAATGATTTTGACCATGATATCGTGCAGAAAAAGCGTGTTGCAAGAGGCGCATTTGCCCATGTAAACCGTAAGCGCGGGAAATGCAGATTGCCAAGTGATTACCTAACTGCGGCACAAAAGAGGGAGATGAACGGGGAAATGAAAACATACAGCATCACGCGGCCTATGCCTTGGGAAGATTTCAAGGCGATGGCAGACGACCTTAAACGAGAATATCTGAGGAATATGCAGTCTTGCGGCGGTGCAGCTACATACCTTGCGGAAGAAATGGGCTGTTGCAGTGACACTATCATAGAATGTGGGAAAAAACTTGGCGTGCCATTTGTGCGAGGTGGTCGGAACTTTGACTTGTGGCAAAAGAAACTATCGGAGTGGCACACAGCCGAGGTGCCGGAAGCAGAAACGCTGGAGAAGCAGACCGATGGCCCAACGCCGGTGCGAAGTGTGGAACCGTTGCACGTGCGAAGTGCAGAACTGCTACACGCACGGCTCACTATCCGAGGAGACCGGGAAAGCGTTTTGCAAAATCTACGCCTGCTTATGCCGAATGAATGTGAAGTCACGGTTGAGTGGTGAGTGGAGGAGAAAACTTGTGAAGGAGCATATTACCACTGGAGGGAAAACGCTTTGCTGGACTTGTAGAAAAGCGTATGGAGGATGCTCATGGACAGAAGTAGACTACACAAAAAAGGCTGGCCTATACGATTTGAGCCGGTAAAGGGATGGAATGCAATCCAGACCAAAAACGAAAAATACACATCATTTTTGGTGGTAAGTTGCCCAGAGTACGATCCTGATGATAGAAAGGAGGATACACATGACGGCAGATTTTGCGGGTATGGGGAAGCGCCTGCGGGAGGCGAGGGAGAAGGAACTTATGTCGCAGAATGATTTGGCTTTGGAATCTGGTGTAGCACCATCGACAATCAGCTATATTGAGTGTGGACACAGCACCGCATCGGTGTGGGTGCTGGCACATATCTGTGATGCGCTTGGGGTATCTATGCAATGGATGGTATACGGGAGAGGAAGAAAATGAGCAGAAAGAGCATATTTACAGTTGTCGGAGGTGCGGCCCTTGGGATTCTGATTGCCGCCGGGATATTGTGGGTGGAGCTACTTGCCGCAGAAGCGGAATATGTGGAGGAGCAAGAACCTGTTTCCCCGCTGGTGGCGGAAGTAATCCGCCAAGAAACGCCACAGAAAGCCGCCTACACGCACGAAAGCACCATGACCGTGACAGCATACTGCCCCTGCGAAAAATGCTGTGGAGCGTATTCAAACGGCTATACAGCCACAGGAGCGAAAGCAACACAGGGCGTGACCATCGCCACGGACCCGGATGTTATCCCGATGGGGACGGAGGTTGAGATTGACGGGCATATCTACATAGCACAGGATGTGGGCGGCGCAATTAGCGGCAACCGCATTGACCTTTACTTTGATAGCCACGAGGACGCCTTGCGGTGGGGAGTGCGAGAAAAGATCGTGAGGTGGGCCGGATGAAAAGCCCCTGTGTGAAGGATTGCCCGGACAGGCTCCCCTGCGGGGCCTGCCGGAAGCGATCGAAGGATCTGGGCAGCTGCAGCCAGAGGATGGGCGGGCGGCAATGGCCCGGCTGCGTGGCGTGGATGGTGTGGTTCCGCCGGTGCTGGCAGATGGTAAGAGGGGAGGCCCCGGAGGCGGGGCGGGAAGGAGTATAGACATGGATGCTGTGAAGTTTATCCGGGAGCGAAACCGGATGTGTAAGCATTTTCGTGAGTGTGCCGAGTGCCCTGCACATGGTGTGATATGCGGCACAATAGGGGAGTTGAATGACGCCGAAAGGCTTGTTCAGATCGTCGAGCAATGGTCTGCTGCCCACCCGCGCAAGACGCGGCAGAGCGTGTTTCTGAAACAATATCCTAATGCTGTACTGGATAAAGATGGTGTTCTTCGTATTTGTCCCTCCTTTGTGGGTGGTGATACACCTGAGAAGTACAAGTGTATATGTTTAACAGATTGTAGTGATTGTCGGCGAGAGTTCTGGATGCAGGAGGTGGAGTGATGGAACGACTGACTGAAAAGCACTATCTTGGCACGGACCATTACATGAAGTGTTCTGGTAGCTGCAATGTGGACATGGATTGCATAGATTGCCCATCGTTTGACTGCCTAGTTGAACGCCTTGCCGCCTACGAGGACACGGGGCTTGAGCCGGAAGAAGTTCTGCCGAAAGATAAGGCGGACGAGATCGCGCTGAAGCTCATGCGTCTTGCTGATTTGGAAAGCCTTTGCAGCTATACCCGCCTGCGCGAACTGGCCGATGCCGAAAAGGACGGGCGCGTGGTGGTGCTGCCATTTACCAGTGGGCGCACTTTGCTATGCAAGGAAAACA